AAACAGTAGTAACACTGCTATTGGACTTAACAACCCATCACAAGCACAAGCAATTTCAGATGCATCTCAAATGACTTCTGGACAACCTGCTGCTGGAACTGCTGATTTAATTGCTAGAAGCTCATTGGTATCTGGAATTGGTCAGCAAGGACAACCTACTCAACAAGGACAACCTATTACTAGGCAAATGCCTGCAGATAATACTGTAGGTGTAGCACCTAAAGCAACTCAAGTTATTACTCCAGAGCAGCAAAAATTGCAACAACTTGATATTGATGCTAAAACTATTCAGATCGCTAATGACAAGGCCAAGCAGGCTAAAGAAATAAATGATCAAGTAACTGCCAAAAAGGCTGAAGATGATAAAAAGTATGCAACTGTAAAAGCACTTAAGAATACATACGATCAAATCCTTGAGGCTAAGAATAATCCTCAAATTCGTCAGGCATTTGGTATGCCAGTTGGAATGGTATCTACTGGACTTCCTGGCGGCATGATTACAGCAAGACTAGTCCCTGGGACTGGTGCAGCAGATGCAAGAGCAAAGGTTGATAGTATTATCGCTAACTCATGGGTTAAAAACGTTATCGATGCTAAAGCACAGGGTGCTACATTTGGAGCATTGTCTGATTCAGAAGGAAAGAAACTAGCTGAAGCCGCAACTCTATTGGCATCAGCAGATAGACTTACATATGACACGGCAAACAAAGAAATGCAGAAAATGCTTGAGAGTTTGAAAACTGAATACAAAAGATTGACAGGATCTGATCTTAATACATCTACTGCTGTTCCTGCTCAAGCAAGTCCCGCTAATCCAGCAAGTGCTGCTCAGTCAAGGATTGATGCTTTGTTTTAATAATTAATGGTTTGGCCTACCTTACAGGCCACTTCTTTATGCCAGAAAACTTTCAAATTCCAACTCAAACACCAGACTGGTCTAATCCAAACGATCAATATTGGAGTGGCAATCAACAACAAAATGAGATTCAACCTCAAGAAGCAATTGTAAATGAACAACCTATTCAGAATTCAATAGCTCCAATTGATTACTCAAAACTATCTGGTACTCAAAATAGGGCGCTAGCTGGAGGATTAAATGTTCTTGTTGGTGACAAGGCTGAGTTGTTCTCAACTCCAATTAAGAGCAAGCAGGATCTTCTTGCTAGAGGAATTATTGATGAGACTGGTAAAGTTACCGATAATGGCATTCTTGCCAATACTCTTATTGAGAAAGGATTGCTTAATGATGACTTTTCCATCAATCAAAATGGAGCGTTATTTACCAAGAAGCAATCTGAGTACTTTACTCCTGATAATTCAGAGACGTTTCTACTATCTACTCCCACATCATACTTTGAGAAGAATCCAGATCAGTATGACAAGATGCTTCAATGGAAGAAAGCTAAGGATCTAGGTCTATTTGAAAGCGAGCAGGAGCAACAAAGCAAAGATCAGTCATTTAGTGATACCGTAATGGAAAAGGGAGTTGGTCTATGGAACTTAGCTCAAAATTCTGCAAAATTAATTCAATCTGCATCAAAAGTTGCTATGGGATTCCAATCTCCAATGGAGGAGATGGAAGCTCAAACACAAATTGCTGGTGCTGAAGAAGGATTTGTTGAGAATGCTGCTAATTCAGCTGTAAAACAATCAGTCTGGCTTGCTAAAGGGACTAATGGTCTACTTGAGAAAATGGGTGTTCAAACTCCAGAACAGTCACAATTTCAAAATACATTCAATGAGTTTAGAGCTGCATCCTACAAGGATTTCTTTGATAAGACTAAAACAGTTTCTGCACTTTCATCTGCTGTTGGAGTAAATGATGCCGCCGATCAACTACTTGCTTCAGAGCAGATGCTTGGAAAAGAACAATCTCAAAAGATTCAAGAGTCTGGTTATGAAGTTGGAGCATTGGCTGGAGATATTACCAATATTGAATTAGGCCCGATCCTAAAAATTGGTGGAGCAGTTATTGGAGGAGGCTCACAGTTACTAAACTCTGTTGTTAATGCTAAACGCATTGAACAGATCGGAAAAATGACGGCGATGACTGCCCAGTCTGATATGTATGCAGCACAAGCAGCAGAGGCAGGGGCAAAGGTTAACTTGTTCTCAAGAGAGGCAGCAACAGCAGCAGAGTTAAAAAATGCATCTACAGTAGCTGGAGATATTGAGCAATCATTGGCTCATGCATCAAACCAAGCGAACTGGGAAAGACAAACAGCAGAAGCCGCAGCAAAGGCACAGCAGAGTGCAACAATGTCTCAAACAATCCGAGAATCTGCAAATGCTATCGAAAATAATCTTCCTCCAACATTTCAAAGTAAAATCATTGAAGCTGGAAAACTTCCAGTAGCATTACCTCTCAAAGCAGCAGGATTTGCAGCCACTAAATTTGGAGATGCGTTGGCATCCGTTGATCGTGGAGCAGCAGCATTCCTTGGGACATTCGGGCTTGATAAATATCGTGGGTTAGCTAGGGCGGCATCAGTATTTACTGGTCATATTAATCCGGCATCTATTGCGGAAGGAGTTATTGCTTCTAATAAGTTGTGGACTGGTGCGGGAAGACTTCTCGACTCACTCGGTGAGAATATGCTGGTAAAGCAAGGAACTATTCCATTCTTTCGTAGGGTCGCAGAGGATATGGCAACTCCAGCAGGAAAGATTTTTGCCAAACAGCTTGATAACTTTATGCCACCAGTCACTCGGGGATTGAAATCAATTGCATCTGGAATTGGAAAAGCAGTTGCACCAAGTTTGATTTATGAGGCGATCAACCATCAAGGGCTAGATTCAAACGTATTTAAGCAAACTGCTGCTGATGCACTTGTCTTTGGGGGAACTCATGGAGTATTTAAAGCTGCAACTGTGGGTCATCCTACTGACTTTAGGGCAACTCAATTCGCTGATAGATCTATTTTCAATGAGAAACTAAAGACTACGAGTCCTGAGCAGTACGATCTTTATAACTCAAAGGCAAATCCATCTACAAAGGATATCGTATCTTCATTCTCAGCAGCATATCCAAATGCTGAAATCAAGTTCACTACTGAGGGGCCAAGTTTTCAAAGTGGAAATACAGCAACAATCAATCTGAATAATCCATCTTCAATTATTGATTCAGTTCTGACTCACGAACTAAAACACGTTATTCAAAATATTCATCAATCTGATTCACTTATCATTCAGAAGATGGTTGGTGATAAAACTCGCAAGGGTGAAATCTTCATGGAAGATGGTTCTATTGATCCAGAGTTTATGAAGTTTGGAACTGAATATAACGCCAGAATGAGATCAGCAGGAATGCCTGAGCTTGGGATTAACGATATGGCCATTGAGTTCTTTACCGATAAGGGTGCTGAAGTTCTCAAGAGCGATATTCAATCTGGAAGATTTACAAAAGCTGCCCAAGAAAGCCAGTTATCAAGAAAAACAAAGGCAATCTTTTCATCTATCTTTACTGACGTTCCGATTATTAAAAACCTGCATATCACTATGGGTGGTGCTATTGATGCATCTGGAAGGCTTGTGCAGGGTAGCGGTCTTGTGAGCGAGGGTTTAACCCAATCTAAGGAAGTTCAGGCAATGGTACGCAAGATGTATCGTGAGAGTGCCGGCATGAATCGTGAGTCTAGAAGCATGGCTACTGAGGGAGCGTCTACACGCCAACCAAGGGCTACTAGGTCTACCAGAGAAGGGATCAACAATGGTACAGCAGCGGTGCAGGAAGCCAACAGGTCGGCTAGGGCGCAGGGAGTATCAATTCCAAGTGGCGCATTAGATCCATCAACCGCAAGAGGGCGTGACGGTATTCCTACACCAATCCAAGTTAAGGCAATCATTGATAGTGGAGCAATTCACCCAGAACATCTTGGGACATTCCCAACACTTGTTGGGCATATGACTCCAGACTCAACTTCAACATTCTTATTCCACTACAAGCCAGCAGAGCAGGGAAGAACTACTCAGTCAGCAGCAGGTGAGACATTTCACCATGTAAAGCCAGTAGGTGTAAGAGCAAACAAAAAAGGCAATATTCTAATCACTGGATTGGATATCAATCTGTGGGATCAAAACATCAAGAAGGTTGCCAGAAGTGAGGCAGCAAAGAAGCTTGGATATACCGAGAAACAAATCAGAGAAGACTCGCATGAAGCTAGTAAGTATCACTTGAGGAATGAAACTCCTAATCCTTACTTTGAGCAAAAGTATGGCAAAGCTGAAGCACTTAAGAGAAAGAGCTTAATTGCATCTACTTATGGTATGATGACTGAAAGCCAGCGCAATTTTAATCCAGTCTTATCAGAGATTGGCATGGGTAGACCAGATCATGTCTACAGAACATTCTCGCTTGATGACATCAAGAGTGCCACCCAGACCAATGAAAGTGTTCGATTGAGCTTTGCTCCAGACAACTACTACGCACTCAAGGTCAATTTGATGCCAGAAGCACCAAAAGTGGATAGACTTGGCAATCTTATTGAAGACCCTCAGATGAAAGACTTTTTTGAGAATCATTTGCCAAACGGTGAAAGATTTAGAGAGAATCCAGAATCTGCAAAGATTCCAGTTGCTGAAGATGTTGTTAAAGGCAAGAAGAGCGATTATCGCTATATGCCAGAGCCTAATATTAAATATCAAATGGATAAAATGTTGGAAAATCAACCTATAATCCCAAAGGATCTACGAGAAGCATGGGATATTGGATATAAAACAAAAGACTTATCAGATTCAGACGCAGTTAATAGCGGAAAAGTTCCTGATTGGGTTTTTAATTTTGGAAATGATGTAAACGAATTCTATGAAGCCGGAAGGCGTGGAGAAACTCCAGAATATGTTGTTGGGTGGAGGAAGGGAAAAATACCAGATTTAGGAAGAAGTAAGAACTATGCAAATAACTCATTAGAAAATGGTGTATCATTAGCATATGCACATAACAGAACTGATATGGAGACAAGTCCAATGACCATGATTGGCGTTTCAAATAGAAAAAAAACATATGTATCTGGTTGGGCTTTTCCAAAATCCAGATGGGGATCTGATGGTGAGATAGTTGTGGTTGGATCAAAAGAATTCAAACCAATCGAAAAGTCATCATTAAAAACTAAATCTTCAGCAAACGAAATTTCTAATGTTGCCAAAATGAAATAACTTACTACTGTTTGCAACATGTCCGAAACGCTAACACACGAATCACAACCATCCGAATGGTTTCAAGAAGTCTTAGATCGCGCCAAGGCGCATGGTGATCGCAAGAGAGTTGAATTCTGGAATCCACAGGGAGCCGCTAAGGCACTCTGGGGGCTGGCACAGGGCAAAAGCTACTCTGCCATCGCAAAAGAGACTGGGATCGATAGGAAGACCATCAGAAGCCTTGAATGGAGGCACGAGGACACTCTTGAAAGTAAGCGAAAGGACTTCTCGCGTAAGTATGCAATCGCAGCGGAGGAATATACTGACCTGCTGTTCCAGAAGGCAGAACAACTTGCTGACGATCCAGATCAACTCAAGAACATCTCACCAGACAGATTGGCACTCACTGTGGGTATTATGACGGACAAGGCTACGCAGCTTGCTGGTATGGCTGGGGTGGTCATTGAGCATCGCAAGGGAGCTTCTATTGAAGATGCTGCTGCCATGATTGCACAGGCTAAGGCAAAGATTGCTCAGAGAGCTTCCACAGTTATTATTGATATCCCATGAAGTGGCGTTCACACCAGATTCTAAGTCCTCCTACGGATGATGAAGTTGCAGAGATGGAACCAGAAGATTTGATTTCTCTTCATCAGATTTACCATGAGGCAATTGAAAATGCTGAGAAAGATCCATTCAGATATGGGTTTAGACTTCCTCACTGGGGCAAGGCAGAGGAGCAATTGTCAGACGTAACTGAGATTGTAGCTCTTGGTGGTAACCGCTGCCTATCACCGGAACAGGAGATTTATGATCCTGTAGCCAAGAAGAGCACACCAGTTTCTAAAATCATTTCTGATTTTCATGTCCTTGCTTGGAACGGGGAAAAACAAATTCAATGCCGTGCTCTACGACCATTTGTAAAGACTGTTGCCAAGACATACCAAGTCCTTCTAGGAAACGGTGACTCGTTTCAGTGTTCGGCGGAGCATCAAGTTTCAACTCCCTTTGGATGGCGTTCCGTAAAAGACATAGGGCTTGGCGGAGTCGTCTCGATTCTGGAGAAAGATTCATTGGCCCCTTGTTCTTCTGGCCATCACGGATTTTCTTCTTTCCTGCCTCACTCCATTGTGGGATCTGTCCTTTCAAGGTTTCGGCTAAATGCTTTGCGTTGGATTCAAATACTTCTAGATTCTCTGGACGATTGTCAGTCTTCACGCCGTTTTTATGGTGGACAACTTCCGTCTTTAACAGAAATCGACCAAGCTGCTGCTCCATCACTAGACGATGCTCCAGAATATAATGGGTATGTTTCTTTGCATTCGGATGACCAAGAGAGTATATCTCTACATAACCGTCCTTATTCAGCGTCTTGCCACCTTTCCAACCCTTATGAAGAGATCCGCTACGAGGGCCGCTTCGGGGCATTGGAATCTCATGTTTCTTACAGAGTTTTGAAACGCCAGCAGTTGACCACCTTTGACCGCATCTTTCAAATGCTAGGTCAGAAACTTCTTTTAGTGTTTTCCCTTGTTCGATCAGTTGCTTTAATTCGACGCCCGATACAATATATTCTAGAATGGTCTTCATGTGCGCTTACTCAACCATGGGAGACAGTAGTTGTCAAGGTTTACGATAAACAAGTAAGCGAGATATGGGATATTGAGGTTCCAGAAACTGGCAACTACTTTATTGGTAATGTTTTGCAGAAAAACTCAGGCAAAACCCAGTGGGGTGCGTTCTCAATTGTTCGTGCTGCGGTAGAAAATCCTAACTCTGAAATCTTTTGCTTTGCTCAAACGTCTGAGGTATCAATTCGTCAGCAGCAGAGCGCGGTTTATGATTGGTTGCCAGCAGAACTAAAGACAAAGCAAACATCCGCTGGTGCTTATATCTCTTATACTAAGAAGAATGGGTTTACGGATGGATCACTAATCCTTCCAAATGGTTCCCAAATTATCTTCAAGACATACTCTCAGTATCAGAATAACCCTACGATCCTAGAGGGTGCAGAACTTGGTAGTAGATCACCAGTATGGCACAATATCGGAGTATGGTTGGACGAATATCTTCTTGGCCCAGAACTAATTAATACACTGAGGTTTCGACTAGCTACACGAGATGCTAAGATGCTGGTGACGTTCACACCAATCGATGGATGGACTGAGGTTATCAAGGAGTATCTCGACAACGCAGAGACAATTGAATCTAGGTCAGCAGAGCTTCTAAAGGGTGAGCTTGTACCATACATCCAGCGATCAAGGAAGAGAAACGCAAGTATCCACTACTTCCACTCTCAGGATAACCCATTTGGAGGCTATGAACGTATCAAGGAGGCTCTTGAAGGCAGGACGCGGGAGGAGATACTAATTCGTGCTTACGGAGTCCCTGTGAAGTCTCAGGCGACCAAATTTCCTAAGTTTAATACTCTGGTTAACGTCATTGCCCCATCAGCGATTCCAACTAAGAACGTCACACGTTATCAAGTTATCGACCCTGCTGGTGCTAAAAACTGGTTTATGTGCTGGGTAGCAGTTGATGAGACTGGAACCTACTACATCTATCGTGAATGGCCTAGCGTGGAACATGGTGACTGGGCTGAATGGAAGGGTGGTAAATGGATACCAGGAGAGGCGGCAAAGGGTCTAGGATATGGAATTCGCGACTATGTGGAGCTAATCCAGAACTACGAGGAAGAAGAAGAAATATTTGACAGACTCATTGACCCTCGTCTTGGTGCTGCTAGATATCAAGCATCTGATGGTACATCATCAATTATTGAGGACTTGGCCGAAATGGAGATTATTTGCAATCCCGCCCCAGGACTTGAGATCGAAGATGGACTACAAGCGTTAATCAGCAAAATGTCATATGATACATCTAAACCACTCGACTCTGTTAATCGCCCTCATTTCTACATTGCCAATACTTGTGAGAACATTATTCATGCACTGGCAGAATACACTGGGGAGCAAGGATTAAAGGAAGCGTGGAAAGATCCTATTGACGTATTGAGATATGCAGCTATTGCTGACCTAGATCACGTTGACGGTAAGAAATCACAAATAACAAGACAAGGAAATGGCGGATATTAACGATTGGAAACAAGGGGATATTGCAAAGAAGTTGGAAGTCAACTCTGCTGATATCAAGGCATTTAGAGATGAGTTTCTAGTTCATGGAACACACTGGTCAAAAAGTGGTGCTACAATTTATTGGACTGACCATGCATTCTGGATGCTAAAGAAACATCTAGCTACTCCTAAAGAAGACTCGCATGAGATTGAAGTCACTGTGATCGGTGCAGCAAACAATCCTCGCTTTGTATATGGTGACCTAAATGGATGCCGTATCGCAATTGAGTGTAGGGCCAATCAATCTCAAGGAATTATTAAAAAGAAAATCAATGTGCTAGTCCGTGAGGAGAACGGTGAAACATATTACAGTTATAAATCATGAAAACGAATAAAGAAGAATTTACAGCAGAAAACTCCAATGAGGAGTCATATGATGATGAGTCATTGATCTATGCTTCTAACGAACCAGATATTGATGCCCTTAGAGGTGCGTATGACCAATGCTTGCTACAACTAGATGAGTACTTTGAGATTTGTCGCAGAAGTTACGATGATCGCCGCAATATTTGGGACGGTAAAACTACTGACCTTCGTAAGCAAGGATCTAACGCATTCCCATGGGATGGAGCTTCTGACATGGAGGTGAACGTGATTGGTGAACGTATTGATGCATTTGTATCTATCCTAGACCAAGCACTGAGTAGAAGTCATATCAAGGCATTCCCAACTAGCACTACGTCTATTCCTAGAGCGGCACTTGTGTCATCGTTCCTTAAATGGATGAAGTCTAGTTATATCCCTGACTTCAAGAACCAAATGGAACTTGGTGCAAACTATCTGCTGGAGAAGGGCATCATGGTAAGCTATGTTGGATGGAAACGTGAGAAGCGGACATTCCTACAAGAGGCTACAATTGAACAATTAGTCCAAGCGTCTCCTGACATGGCAGAATTGTTGTTGAGCGGAACTGACGATAAGATGCTGATTGATATGATTGCTCAAGCATTCCCTCATATGACTTCAAAGAGAACTAGAAAGTTTCTCAAGGAGATCAGAAAGAATGGAAAGGCTAGTATCCCAATGCCTAGAGTATCCGTAGATTGCCCTGTAGTCCACTCCTGCGCTCCTGACGGTGAGGTTCTGTTCCCTCCATACGTTGTAGACCCGCAAGCCGCTCCTTACGTCTTCTGGCGCACATTCTTAACCGCTCAAGAGCTTGAAAAGAAAGTAACATCTGATGGGTGGGACGAGGAATGGGTGGACGATGCTATTGATAACCTTCGAGGGAAAGATTCCTATTACTTGGATGGTCAGAAGGTAAAGAGATTTACTAAACTTCCACTCACCAATGATAATGAGCTAGTTATGGTAGTCTACGCATATCAACGTCTTATCGATGAGGATGGTGCCGAGGGTATCTATTGCACTGTTTTTAATCCAAACGTCGATGGTTATGCTAAGTCTGAACTGCTTAATGGATATGATAACTATCCATTCATTGTTACTCGCCTATCTAACAACCAGAAGCGGATGTATGAGGTACAGACATTCCCAGATATTCTTCGTGGAGCGCAACTCCAGATCAAGACTGAAAGAGACAGTAGAATCGACCGTGCAAGCCTTGCTACACTCCCACCTATTATGCACCCAGCGGGTAGACCACCTGCTGAGTGGGGGCCAGGGAGACGAGTACCATATCGCCGATTAGGTGAAATCGCATTCGGGCCTACTCCTCCAAGTGATAATGGATCGATGGAAGTTGAAATCTCTATGGCACTACAGGCAGATAGAGCAGTTGGACTTGATCTTAATAGCCCTATTTCAGCAGTTCGTCAGCAGTTCTTTGTTAATAAGTACTTGGATCACGTTAAGGATGTTCTTGGTCTTGCATGGAAATTGTTCCAACGTATGGGGCCAGACGAAGTATTCTTCCAAGTAACGGGTAATCCAAATCCTCAGACGATGACCAAGGGCAGCCCAGACGAGAACTATGCTCTCACAGTATCATTTGACTCGCTCAGTGCAGACCCAGAGAATGCTGAATCACGCATGAAACAGATTGGAAGCCTTGTTCAGTTCGACCG